GTTTTTTCCGCGAGTGACGCAGTTACGCCCTGAACTAATATGCGCCCTGCCGGGAAATCAAACAACTTGGTTCCGACATATTGACCGGTATTAGGTAGCGTTTGCGCAACATCAACCAAGGTAAATACGGTTTGATGATTAAAACCATCGACGCACGTATCAACTGCGGTTAATCCTGAGATAGCCACCAAACCGGAAGCAGACGCGCCGTTTTGCTGAACTACAGTAAATACATCAGTGTGATCCTGATAATACTGAATCAACTGGTCGTCAACTTGATCAGTCATCCCGGCTGTCCAATTGTCGTGTTTTGGTTTTTCTCCGACACGCTTTGGATACGTGGCGGTTTTAGATGCTCTTACTGTGTACATTGTCGTGCTCCTGGTTAATATTCAATAATGTGCGCAAACGTGCCGCTGGTATGACTATTCACGACGACGCGCGATTTTTGCAATGGAGCGGTGTACGAATGTTCGAGATTCGCCGTTTTACTGGAATCGGCGGTGAATGGGTATAGATTAGAATCCGCTATAGATCCTGAATGTGAATGTTGCAAATCGAAATTTATCGTACCACCAACAGCAACGGCAACGGTGACAGGGAATTTTAAAATATTAAACCACTGGCCTCGTGCGGCGGCGGTCCAGCCTATATCAAACGTATCAGCACCAATTGTAGCAGATGGTGTGACAGATGTGAGACTCTTGTAATACTTCGTTGACGTTACCGTTGCTGATGATCCAGGTGCCGTTAAGGTTTCGGTAACTGATTCACCATTAGCACCAACGCCAACCAACACCAATGTTTTTGCGCTGTGATCCGTAGCAGAATCATTACGTACCGTTATTTTATGTTCCAATCCGTCACCAGCCGTAGTTGCAGCAATGGTAAATGCTGCACCGGTCACGTTACTGGCATGTCCGGTAAGGCTGGCCGCTGCACACGTAAAACTGCTTATATACTCAATCATCGTTATTTCTCAAATGTCATTGTTAATGTATGAACATTATCATTATGCGTAACCATTGATATTGAATCGGTTATATCATTTGGATAATTGCTCATAATTCTCTCACATAATAGACGCATCACGTTTATTTTTCTATCGAATGTTATCTCATTGCGACCATCGCTACGTAAAAACTCGTCAACGTCCCCGGCATCCATAGTTGGACGCTTATTCGGCGTTAGATAAATACGTATCGTAAAATCACGATGGTTCATTGTTATCGTCCGGGCGCATGGTTTCTATACCGTGTAACGGTTCGCCGTTCATGTCCGGCATTGGTGCGGGTTCTGGTGCGTTTGGACTCGGTACATTCACCTGTTGAGGCACTGGTGGTAATTGCGGTGATGTATTCTGTTGTACCGGCAACGCTTGTTCATAATTCGGATCAATACCAACCGGAGCCGGGTTTTGCATACCGGCATTCTGTACCACAACGTCAGCAATGCTCGATACTGTAGCCGCATTAGGCGTACTCGCCATGGCTAACCCGGCCTGGAACGCGGCATACTGCGCTTCAGTCATCGTTTTTACTCCTTGAGCCGACAACAATTTTACTTGTGCTGTTGTCACTTCCTGTTTCAATTCCAACTCCTTAACCTTGCGCTCTTGTTCTATTTGTTCGGGTGACGGTTGCGCGTCGTGCTCCTTCATCGCTTTGACAATCTCAGCCTTGTTCGGCATGTCCATTAAATTGATAATATGGGGCATCATTATTCGCTGGTAATCAGGCGATGTAGATTTAAACGCTTCAGAGAATGCAGATAATTGTTGCTTGCGGAAACTCGATGTACTTGGTACGTCGTCCAGATCGACCTTAAGCATTACACGCGATACGTCGTTATTCACGTATTCGTTGCCCATTTCGTCATAGCACGATTCGTTGAGGGTAATGACTCGATCATCACGTAGTGCATTGCCCTCAATCGTGACTTTATGATCTTTTGTTTTCTTCAAATCACAGATAATTAATTCCATGAGTAACTCACCAACGTGAGACCGTGATTCTTTGAAATTATCATCGATATTAGCTAAACCCTGATTGCTCTGTTCAACTACTGCATCAAATTGTGAAGCAGTATTAACTCCATTCGATTGCCCCATAAATTCGGGACTGGTGCCACCTAATTCTTTGAGTGTAGCTTTTGAGTCAAGATACATTTGATATTGCTGTTGACTCAATTCAAAGTCACGGCTGATTTCAAATTTTGCCCCAGGCATTGCCATGTGTTCACGATTCAGCACGATGTCTGTATCTGGCCGAGCTACTTCGTTGCGCAACTGGTCGTTAGATCCTTTATAGGCACCGTCGGTGCGGATTACTCGCGTAGAGGATAGTCCCCATCGTATTTTAGACAACGACGCATTGATATTGTCCTGCATGTACATCATTGCGCGTATGCGACCATACGGTACACCGGTGCGATCTTCTCTATGTCCCCAAAACGGAACATACGGAAAATGACGCGATTGATTTTCAGGTTCTTCGTCGGCCACTTTTAATGGACCGGCGAACCAGGCACGGCGGACGCGAGATAAAATTGCTTCACTTGGCATAACACCAGATAAAACCGCGTCTTGATGTTGCGGGTCGTCGATATGAAACTCTGTTGTTAATCCGTCGGGTAGCGCGATCACCATCGAACGATACCAGCGGCGATACCAGACCTCATACAACATGACTTTACGTCGATACGTATTGCGCCACTCTTGTTCCTCGATGGTCCAACCGCGTAACTGGTCCTGGCCGAAATATAGCCCGGTAGACAAACCACCATCGTTACCCAACACATCGATACCATGACGCATTGCCATCATCGACTCTAATAATTCGGCTTTATCGGGAAACAACAGTTTCGCTATATCCTTATCTACCCATTTACGACGCCCAACAAATCGCGCATCTAATCCCATAGGTGACTTTAGATAACCATCCCAGTCCCAAAACATCTCGTTACGATGCACATGATTCACACGATATGGATAATTCATAGGATTCATGTCGCGCGTAACTTCGACCCAACCGATACCCACTGAATACTGCGATTCATACGCATCGCTACATGCACGGTCAGCGCGGGATCTGCGTTCGGCGGTGTTTAGCTTCCAGTTTATCGCGTCGGCGATCTCTTGGCCTTGATCATCTCCATCTGGGAGACAACGCCAATCGGTGCGACGCCGGGCTTCCGCGCCTAACGCCGATTCAATGGATAAACCAATCATGGGGGCAACCGCGGGAGGAATACCCAGTTCTTTCATTTTTTCGAGAAAACTAGAATCCAATTGATTACCGTCCTTGTACTCCATTTCCTTATCGGCTTGCGCTTTAAATGGTGGCTGGTCCTTGACTTCGAGCAACAGCGTCGAAAATTCACCCGTACTCATTTCATCCTGTTCAGACTCAATTTTACCCAGTTCAAAACCATTTGGATTATCAATTTCCGGCGCATTCTTATCATACGAAATCATTTACATTCTCCAATCGGACGCACCGCGTGGCGTATCGATATATGTGTTTTGTTTCGGCCATTGTAACGCTAGCGTTATTTTCTTGTCACTAATTCCCATTTGCCGACCTTCGACTTCGGTGATACGCGCCAATGCATCTAGCATATCATCATGCAATGGAACTGGGAACGGTATAAATTCCTGCTCGATAAAATCATGCACTAAATCGCGCGTTCTACCCTCATAATCTGTAACATTATGCGACATGGGCAGGTATAACTGTGCATTTTCACATATCGGCACCAGTCGCTTGATACGATCCTCTTTCGATGTCGGACCAGCGACTTCGATTATATCGAAGTGATACTGCTCACGGTCCATAACCGTTTGAATATAGGCCTCATCTGACTGCATACCATATTGCTCATACCGCACTTCGACGGGTTTGTATTTACGATGTAACGATATAAGCCTGGCTATACGTTCGGTAAGATTGAGTCGGTCACGCACTTCTGGCACAGCATAATAATTACCATCAGAGCCAAGTCCAACAGCCCAGATAGAAGTATAGTCGCTACCTTTGCGCTTACTATTAGCTGCATCGACCAGTAAATACCAGTTGTTGCGTTCAATATCCAGCGTTCGGTAGTGGCGTAACCATTCTCTCTTGAAGCCTTGCAACGCATCGGCTATGGGATTTTGCAACATTTGACACGAAAAAACATAAACACCAAAATCACGACGCTTCTTGATCAACTGCTCATCAGTCAGAAACACTGGTTGTCCGGTAGATGAACCGTCATCAGTAGCAGCATGAATCCGCGGTTCTGCG